TCTCCATCTCTTCCAGTTCCTTCACACCTCCCTTCATTTCAAACTCAAACATCGGGAAGATAGTTTCGTGTCTACCTGGTACTGGGTTTGGTTCTGCCCTATACGAAGTTGAGACACAGAAAAACCCTTCTGCTGAAGGGTTACTTAATAACTCGTGTTCTAACCACATCTGACCTGTTTGTGGTAGTGGCCAAATATTATTACCGTAGTTGTATGTTGCTACTGTCTCTGGATCTTCACAAGCAGCAAGGATACTCAGACGATTTTGTGTGTGAACTTCATAGAAATTTTTCGACAAAAAAAATGACCGTAATTCGGTCACCGCATCCGTGTATTTTTTAGGGTCAATCAGACTTGTCATTATTTTTGGTCAAACTGAATTTATTTAGCAGTTTTAGGAATTTGATTCTTGTAATCTGTTGGATTCACAGCACCTTTAATTGGTCCTGTGTTACTAGGCCACGCTTCTATAAAAGCAGCACGTACTTCCTCTCGGATTATTTGTCTGAGTTCAGTTGCTTCTGCTTCTGCCCTCTTCTGAGGACCACCAGTCTGTTGGTCGAGGATGTTACCCCCACCAACGATACCACCAGTGCCTACAACAGCAGCAGCGGTGGTATATGTTGCGATCTTTTGTACGTCCATTATTGAGGTAGTCCGAATCCAGCAGCAGGTGCTTCAGGTGGTGCTTGTTGTGGTTCTGGATCAGACATACCAGGTAATGCTCCACCACCTAATGCTCCACCAGCAGCACCACCACCAAATCCTCCACCAAGGACACTATCCATTGCCTTGTCTGTAACTCCTTGGATTATCGAGTCCTTATTAATAAACACGTAACCACCAAGGCCGACAACGGCAAGAGATACAACGCTAGACGCAACAGCAAGTACATTTACAATTTTTTGCATTTTTCTATTTGACAGTAATATATTTATGATACCACAACTTCACCGATTAGCCAAGCTGAGGTTGTATGTACACAAGAATCGTATGCTCTGATGATGTATTGAGTGTCCTCTACAGCATCAGGAGGTACTACCAGACAGTATCCTATACCCATATTATATACTCTCTTCATCTCCTCTTCTGGTATCTCACCAGCAAGTTGTACCTTCTTAAAGATCTCTGGTAGTGTCCAAGAGTTCCAATCTATATGTGGTTTCAATCCTTCTGGGAAACAGCGTGGAAGATTACCTGGTATACCACCACCAGTTATGTGTGCCATACCTTTGATAGGAATATTCTTAACTATCTTCTCAACCAATCCAGAATATATCTCAGTTGGTTCAAGTAGTTCAGGTGTTTCCTTATAGTATATCTTATGCCTCCATAGCATATCATTGATCAAACTATAACCATTACTATGAAGTCCAGTACTACCAATACCTATAATCATATCCCCCTGCTTTATATCCTTACCATCAATTATCTTTTCTTCTTCTACAATACCTGTACAGAATCCTGCAAGATCATAGTCCTTAGCAAACCTACCGTGTTCAGCAGTCTCTCCACCTAGTAATTCTATACCTGCTAACTCACATCCTTTAATGATACCTTCCATTATAGGATCTATTCTATCATCTAATTTGACAGTAGAAATATAATCTAAAAAGTATAATGGTTTAGCACCACAAGTAATCACATCGTTGACACACATAGCAACGAGATCAATACCTATTGTGTTCCAGGTACCTGAGACCTGAGCCATATTAATCTTTGTACCTACACCATCAGCACCAGAAACCATAACAGGTTTCTCATACCCTTCAGGTATACGATACATCCCATTGAACCCACCTATAGAAGGTGCCTTCTCTCTGAGACGTTCAACGAAAGCATCACCTGCTTCGATGTCAACCCCAGAGTCTTTATAGTTCATCTATGGATGACGCACCTTGTACATTCTGGACACTCATAGTTCTCACGATACCGATCTAACTTCCTTATTATTGTATCATACTCTCGTATGAGGAAGCTAGATCCTGCATCATTTTGAAACTTTATACACGCATCCCTAAGATAGTGGAGATCCTGTTCATTGAATTGCATCATTTAATCTCCTAAAGAGAGTAAGGTTTCTCGTCCTTCTTGCTAGGATCAACAGCAATGATCTTTAATGGTGCTTGTTCGATTCTTAAAGTTTGAACAGGTCCACCAGAACTACCTACAGGTCCACCACCATTACCATTCTGCATCTTCATAGTACCATCACCTTTCTTACTAGCTGTCTGAATTCCGAAGCTAGCTAAAACTCCTGTAAAAACTGAAGCTATGAAAGTTGGATCTATTTTTTGTTGAGGAATACCTGGGATAGCAACATAATTAAGGGTCAAGATCCCGCCCGACCACACAAGAACTCCAAGTCGTACAAATGTACTAAAGATTGCTGCTTGCTCATCCTGATCTGGTAATAAGGCAGCTTTAAGTTTACCTAAAGGACCTTTAGGTTTGTCAGATTTAACTTCTTCTTCTGGCATATCTATGTTTTAAGGCTATTAATATATAGCCTTATTCCTCAGTAGGTTGCTTCTTCTTACCGATATTATATTTGGATTCAAGTGACCATTCACTCTTATCCTTATAAGAGATAACCTTAATCTGATTTAATGGTGCCAGTTCTCCCAACAGATCATCGTGAACTATGTCAACTAGTCCCCAATCTGATAGAAGTTTTGTAATTCTGTTGCGTCGTTCAATATCATTTGATGTTAGGTTAGCGTGCTTACCATCTAACGCAAACAATTCTTTGAAATGAACTATGTAATACTTGCCCTTCTTGTGAAGGATATGACAAGACTGGAATAACTTCTTTTCCTTTCTAGAAGCTACACCTATCCTTGTAAGCGTCTCTCTGACTTTAAGGAAGTCATCAGGTTGCCTTAAGGAAACCTCAACCATCATATCCACAGACCAAGAAACCTCTTGCTCTTCACTCATCTCACTCCTCCAGTATTCAGTTTTGATTTGATCAATTCGATCTGATCTTTAGTTAGAATTCGCAAGGCATCCCGTGCTTTATCATTATTGTAACCATAATATTGTTTGATTACATCAAGGTCTTGAACCTTGTCCTTCTTTAGCCAGGGTGAGTAACGACGCTTCTTTCTGAGACTATTTAGATAAAACGAATATTGCATATCCTTACTCAAATGATGCATTCTATTCATCTCATTTGCATACAAAACTGAATCAATAAAACCATCTAAACACTTGTTAACAATGTAAGATGGATAGTTTTTCATCCAGTCACCATCACGCTCTTGGAGATCTTCCTTACTCCAGTTGATGCTATTAAGATAATCAGACAGTTTATACATTGAAAAGATCTAGTAGGGTGGCATTAGTATAATTTGTTATGAGCAATTCCTTACGTTCGGACTGGTCTAAATTATAAGAACCTGTTGATCTCATAGTATAGGTCAGATCCCACTCTGTCAAATTATAACTTTCAAATAATTTTTTTATAGCATCACTAGAATTATATGTGATCATCCACTTCTTACCAGACGTAGAACAATCTAATGCAAAGGTATCGTGTGTGAAGTTCCTATGCATTGTACCACCCTTCTCTCCATAGAGGAATGACTTGATATCATATGGTGGATCCATAAAGACAAAGGCATCCTCAGTGTCCTTAAGAATCTCAGTATAGTCTAAGTTTGTTATCTTCCAGTTCTTAATGATCTCACTGAAAGCTGGTAGTCTATTGATACCTTTCATAGAGAAGTTTGAATCAGATGCTTGTGGTGAGAACGATGAGTTCTCTCCTAGTCCTGAGAAGGAACACTTGTTAAGAACATAAAAGTATGCTGCTTGATGTATCTCATAGGTGCCATCTTTGATCCGTTCCTTACAATTATTGAATAGGACTCTTGCCGTCTCAGGTGTATTATTATTATCTTTTAAATCTTTAAGTAATTCAGTCAACTCTTCTGGATTCTCTTGTAGTTGTCTCCAAAAGTTAAACAGATAAAAATACTTATCATTGACCCACACAGGTATGTCTGGGTTTTCTTTTGTAAATTGTATTGCAACAGAACCACCACCTAAGAAAGGTTCACGATACTCCTTGATGTCTGTAGGAAACTGACCAATAAGATACTTCGCTGCTCTGGACTTACCTCCAGGATATCTTAGTGGTGTTTTCAATCTCCTGCTCTTGTTGCCGAGGTACATTATGCTAGATCCTTTAATCGTTCTGGTTCAGGTGGATGAGTCTGGTAAACCAAACTGTATCTCATAGGTGCATCCTTCAAAGGTGGACGTGCACCGTGCCAGAGTTCACTAGTAAATTTTACCATCCTTCCGAACTTAGGTACAATACTCTTAACAATTTCTCCATCTTCTAGGAAGATTGTTTCTCCTCCCATACCTGCGTGCCAATCAGGATTACAATAGATCATATACGTGATACCGTGTGGACTATGTGAATCTGTATGTGGTTTAGGACAGTCCTCATATGTGAACGCATTGTATAAGCACCTACGTACAGTTGGTCTACCAATACGCAGTAACCATTCATTTGCTATAGGTTCAAACTCACCATACTCCTTATCAAATACTCTACCAAGACTAGGTACCTTATTACCAAAAGCATCACCTAGTTTCTCCCACTTATCATAGTTCTCAAAATATTGATACAGATTCCATACATCCATATACTCAAACTGATCATCAATAACTTCAATCATCTTTCATCATCTCCTTATCAAGGTGCCATCCAGTATCAGGACCAGACATACGACC